GATCACCTACAGCGTTGGAAGCAAGACTGTTGAGATCGGTGCCTGTGTGCGTTACAATGGTGCGGTGAACAAAGGAGACTGCGGTGGTCCCGTCATCCTGTCCAATAAGTATGTGGCTCGAAAGATCTGTGGTTTGCATTGTGCTGGAAACCAAGAGTTGATGAGCGGAAGAGCCACCATCATCACCCAGGAGTACCTCGCAAGCGTGATCGAGAGCATGGGCAACAGTCTGAGGCTCAAAAAAGATCTTGCGGATTTCTCTGACAATGTGTTGGAAGCTCAGACTGCAGACATTCTTCCTGTCGGACCCGCCGTTGCCGTTGCTGGAACTGCCACCCCAGTGAACTCGCGAGGAGACTCGAGTCTAGTGATGACCCCGATCGCTGGACAGATCTACGAGGTGACCAACATTCCTGCCAAACTGCGACCCACTGTGGTGGAGATTGATGACGAGAAGGTCAAAGTTGATCCTCTGTTGGAGACGTTGAAGAAGGGAGCAATGCCACGGAAGCACCTGAATGAACCCGAAGTCATTGATGCATGTATATCGGACTTCGTGGAGGCCTCGGAAGCAGCCAGTGCGAAAGTCGGAGTCGTGTACGAAAAGCGTCTTCTCACTGACGAGGAGACCGTGTCTGGCGTGAGAAAAGAAGGAGTGATAGATCCGTGGATTGGTCCCCTGTGTCGCGCCTCCTCCCCTGGTTATCCTTTCGTCCTTGAAGCCACTCTGCCTGGAAAGCATGACTACATCCAGATGAACGACGAAGGCGTGATTGAAATGACTCCTGAAGTCAAGGAGGAAATGAACATCCTGGAACAGCAGATCAAGGACGAGCAAGTGCCAGTCGAGAAAGTCATCTTTACCCCAACATTGAAAGATGAGCTTCTTCCCCCCTCCAAAGTCAAGATTGCCAAGACGCGCGTTTTCATCGTGATTGGTTTTATTTTCAATCTCATAACTCGCAAATTTTTTAGTTTTTACCTTGCTGCACTCATGTCAATTCACAACATTTTTGAAGTTTCTGTTGGAATCAACCCGCACAGCTCGACGTGGGCTGATCTTGCAGAACGTTTGCATGTTTTCGACGATGACTGGCTTTTGATTGCCGGTGATTATGGTTCCTGGGACAAACGACTCCCGTATCAGTTTGGCATGTGGTTTGCTTTGGCAGCAAACCTCTGGTATGCGGATTCTTTTTCCAAAGTGCGCTCAACGATTTGTTCACTTCTTTTCAGTGGATATTACCTACTCGCGGGTGTCATCTATCGATTCTTTGGTATGATGCCATCTGGGAGTCCAATTACTGCCGTCGGAAATTCAGTGATCAATTGTATTCTTATCCGCATCGCTTTTGTTCTTTGCGCTCGTGACAATGGTATTGACTTGGACGCTGCTCTGAAGATTTTCCGCGATAAAGTACGAATCGCCACTTATGGTGATGACCACTTGATTGCGGTTCACAGATCAGTTATCTGGTTCAATATGCGTGTTTTTGCTCAAAAGATCAAAGAGTTCGGTTTGGAATACACTACCGCTGACAAGAAGTCGGAAATTCCTCTTGAAATCCCCCGATGTGAAGTGACTTATCTTAAGCGAAGATTTGAGAAGCGTGGAAACTGGGTTTTTGCCCCCCTTGACCTCAGAGTCGTGCAAAACATCCTCAACTGGCGACATCGAACCGTTGATGTTTGTACTGCGATGGAAGCAAACTATCGAGCTTTCAGTATCGAAATGATCCATTACGGTAAAGGCTACTTCGAGTCCGAGACTACTCGAGTTCGCACTGTGTACAGATCCTACGGAATTCACATCCCAAAAGAGACGTACGCTCGAGCGTTCATCAAGATGACCGGTTGTGGTCGACTTCTTGTGGGCCCCCCAACAAATTCACAAGAGGTAGGTTTGCTGACTCAGTATGTCATGCAAGAGACCCATCACATCTTCGCACGCAAGTTTTCGTGTGATGGCGAGATTGAGAACCTACATTGGTGTCCCAAATTCATTTCTGAGAACGGAGTCCGTGGGGACAGACAGGTTGCGCATCATGTCTGTCGTGCATGTAAAAGGCATGCTTTGGCCTTGTCGGAAGCAAAACCCCGTATTTGTTTGTCTTGTATGAACATCGAGGTGCCCGGTTGGTATTTCCATGAGCCCAAATACTGTGTGTACTGTATGTATCCCCAGGAGGTCCTGTGTCATCCGACACTGTTTGTCGTTCTCGGACAGATAGTAGAATACCTCAAACAGAAGCGAGACATCCCTTTCAAGGAACGAGTGCAATACGAGAAGGAAATGTGGGACACGTTACTTGAGAAGGGAACTCTCGAGTTGGATTGTACGCCTTGTTACGAACCACCTAGTGAGGTCCTCGATAAGTACTGTCTTGCAAAAGGATTCTTGTGTTCAATCGATCCCGACATTATGCATCGACTCGAGAAGGATGGCTACGTGGAGTACTTCGAACCGTGCAGAATTGGAATGCCGATACAATCTGATCTGATGAAAAGTCAAAGGTGGATTCTGAATCCACCTTTCACCGAAAAGTTCACAGCAGCTATTGACGCTGCCCTAACTGAATCAGAAACTCATGATGTTGTCGTTGTTCTTCCGAAACTGCTAGACGAAAACGCCCCTGATGATCATTCTAACCGCGCCCTGAAAAATGTCGAGATTTCCAAGTGGGGAGACGTCACGTCTCGAGAGTTTGAGTCTTTCATCTACTACCGACACTACCAATACTCTCATAAGAAAACGAAGTTCGTTCTCTATCTCGTCACCAAAGGAGTGACCGCATCCTTATAAAATAAGGCGGCCTGTTTCTTTTAATTTGTTTTACATTCCTGGTTCCATCTTTTCCCAGGTTTGGTGTTATTGCAATTATTTATTTATATTCAAATCTGAGCATAAATATTGTATGCAAG